GGTTCCCATGGTGGGAACCCTCGCGAGGTTAGACCCTCGTCCAGATACTCTGGCTCTCTGTGAAGTGAGGTAGTTCTGCTATGCCGATAACTCCATCCAATAAATCCCGTGTTATGTCACATAATGCGGGTGGTTGGACAGAGTTACCTGCTTACGGTACAAAAACTGCAATCTCCGGTTGGAAATTGCGATACCAAGAGCAGGATGGCTACCTTAATCCAGGACCTCCATATATCTCAGGGTACCACTTCACCCAAAAGAACGCGATATGTCGTGCAGCTCGTCTGAACGGCACGTATAGCGTTCCATGGAATCCGTGGTCACATGAGGTATTTACGAACGTTCCGTTGGACATATATCCAACGGACGATCTTATCCCAGCAGCAAACTGGGCAGAACTCCAGACGTCGGCGCTTGCGTCGATCAATCCGGACAATGCCAAGTTTGATGCCCCTTTGTTTCTCTTCGAGCTGCGGGAACTTCCAGCAGCTCTACGAGCCATCGGGATCAGCCTGGGCAAGCGTAAGCCATCAGGGTCTCGTAACCCTGGTGATGCATATCTTGCCTGGCAATTTGGTTGGGGTCCTCTGCTTAGCGATATTCGGTCTCTTATTAACTTTGCGTCTCAAACGCAAGCGAAAATAGACCGGCTGAAGCAGGGGGCGGAGGATAAGCGCATAGAGGGAAAGCTCCCTGGAAAGCGCTTGACCTGGAAATCCGGCTGGAACTCGAAGTTCTATACTACGTACAGAAAATCGTACGAGTTGGATGAGAGGAACTGGTTTACCACACGGTATACCTTTGATCCAAACATCCTGCCGGATGTGGATGGCGGTGGTCTCCCATCAGCCTTGAGAGCTCTTGGCTTTCAGGGATCAGCATCAACCATTTGGAATATGATTCCATGGTCTTGGCTGATAGACTACTGTTTTACCATCGGAAACTTCCTTGAGGCAACTCAAGGTAACATTCCCTTTACGGCATCACAAATGTTCGTGATGTCTGAGGGGACGCTTAAAGTGAGTATCGGTCGTAGTGACTGGTACTTTGCGAGTGGGTATATGGATGGAAAAGTTACTTCATCCGGAGCCCAGTTCGTACATAAGCGCCGACGGTATTTCGCCATGCCTCAGGCCTACGTTACTTTCTCGCCTTTCCTTTCGGACGGGCAGATTGGCAACCTATTGGCCTTGAGCACTTCACAAACCTCAGCCTTTGTAAGAAATGGCTGAGTACCTGGTAGTAAAACACCAGGGACACCATGCCGTGAGGCATGCCTGGCTTAGCGCCTACTGCGCTGAGCTATGAACGTCGTGAGACGTCCATATCCCAACAGAAGGAGAAACAGCATGTTGGACAATACGCTTACCGTCGACTACGGAGCGACCACCGGGATTGCCTTGAAAAAGGTGGACCAGAGTAACTTCTCCAGTATTTATTTTGGAGAAGCTGCTGACATGAAGCTTACGCTCTCTGTCAAGCACACTATTCCGGCCCGGGGTCAATCAGGGGAGAATCATCTTGTTCGGCTTGATGTCGAACACTATGACACAGAGGGGGTGTACCTTCGTACATCCTCTGCCTGGACCGTCCTCAAAACTTGGGACGGCACTCAGGACTCCAGTGCCACGGAGGACACCCATGGTGCTCTTGCCATGGTCACGACGAACGCTACTAATCTTGCAAAGATTATTAACCGTGAATCGTGACCAGGCGATGCGGTATGAAATCCGCATTGAGTACCCGGTGAACTCTGGACACCGTATCGAAGTCGGTCGGTTTTGACGAACCCTCCGGCGGCGTATGTTTCGACAGCTACCTATCAGAAGGTACCTGTAAAATGAAACACAACCACCGACATGCTTCCTTAGCACCACTCCGAGCCCTCGTCAAGGACTTAGAATGGTATAGCTTAGGAAGCTCTGTCATGCCCATTCCCTTTACAACCATCAATACTTGGCTTAAACGAGCCGAGAATATGGTTTTGTCCAGGGGGGTCGAATTCCTCTTAATAACGATGCCAGAAGTTGGCAAAGTGTACGACAAAGGCCTCTCGGCCGGTCGCATTAATTGGAACAAGATCCCAAAGGAGTGGGGAGGTGTGAAATCTGATCTCACACGTTACCTACTCCTTGACACGTTCAGGGAAGACGGAACTCTCCGCAATCGGGACCCTAACGTCATCTTCATGACGCGACAGGTCTTGTACCTCTATAAAAAGGTACAACTCGACTGTACGCCCGCAAGAGTACGGGACGCGGTTGACGAGTTTGTGGAGATAGAGAAGGGACTCCGGGAGCCTGACGGCACCTGGAACAACGACCATTGGTGGGTCGCAAAAGAGCGCCGCGTGTTTAGGAAGTCACCAGAAATGGTGAATGCCTTCCCACGTGGTCTCAAATTTGCTACTATCCTCGATGAAGTATTTACGAGGATCGTACCACAGGTGGAAGTTGATACCCTCTCAATCCGCCCGAGGCATGGACCTGGGGCTGTAGCTGATATGAAGACGGGGGGGGACAAGTATTCGTTCCCTCACTGGCCATCTAAGTTGGATGGCGTCTTTCCGTGGAGTGCTTTCGCACAACATAGGGAAGATCTCCATATCACAGACGAAGTGATTTCAACCTTATCGCCGAGTGAGCCGGCAGCACGACTGATAGCCGTGCCTAAGACTTACAAAGCTCCTAGGTTGATAGCGTCTGAGCCTATTGCCCATCAGTTCCTCCAGCAGGGGCTGATGAGTTGGATCCGTAGTAATATGAATCCAATTCTCCGCACATCCACCAACTTTCTTGATCAGGTACCATCACGCGAGGCTGCCTTAGCGGCATCCAGACGTGGTGATATGGCCACTGTCGACTTATCGTCGGCCAGTGACCGTCTGTCTTGTTGGACGGTGGAGCGAGCGTTTGGTTCTAACCAGTCGCTCTTACGCGCCTTGCATGCTGTACGCACTCGACATCTTGTCGATGCAACCGGCAGCTACGAACATATGAGCCTTCGGCTCAAAAAGTTCGCGGCGCAGGGCAGTGCGGTAACCTTTCCTGTGCAGACAATAGTGTACGTGGGCTTGTCGCTTGCTGCGATTTGCTTCACTGACAATATTGTTCCTACGAGGCGCAACTTGTTGCGCGTCGCCAGGAAGGTTCGGGTCTTCGGGGACGATATTATTGTTCCCCGAGCAGTAGTACCAATTCTCGCTGCTGCGCTGGATTCACTCCAGCTTAAGGTAAACGTTGGTAAAACGCATACCTCAGGGGCATTCCGCGAATCTTGCGGAATGGATGCTTGGTGTGGACATGACGTCACACCTTGCTATCTCACCTCCTGGCAGTGGGAAACATCACCGCTCCTATCCGATGATCCCACCCCGAACTCAGTCCGGGATACGATCAAAGGTGACCAGGCCCAATCTTGGTTGGACGTTAGCAATAACGCCCATAAAAAGGGCCTTTGGAGACTCTCAGATTGGATGACCGATCAGATACCGCACAAGGTGCGGAAGAAGATCGCAACGTCCAACACGGAGGGTGATGGCTTTCGGCTATACTCGTTCTGCGACGGTTTCGTCACGGACTCGCAAGTGCGGTTCTCCAAGGAACTGCATCGTGAAGAGGCACTACTCTTGTGTCTTAGAGCACGCGAGCGGAGGGTACGCCGAGGATCCTGGCAGGATCTCTATCAATGGTTGATAGAGGCCCCCGGCCCACAAGTGAAGTGGGAAGCGGGTTACCCTGTCAGGGTATCTACGGTTGTTAGCCGTAGATGGGTCCCAGTTGGATAAATCCAACTTGGGTAGGGTATAGTATGTGCCCCGGGTCTTGCCCGGTGGGCACCATGCATG